CTACATTGAGAATTGCTAAAGCAAAAGTTACAAAACGTGCCTTGTTGGCCACGTCTTTAATTACGAATAAACCTATACCCGTAATGATTAATGATAATAATATAGTTATAGTAGTTACATTCAGAGCGAGTGAAGACATTTGTAATAGGTACAGAAAAAAATGTGTCACAAACACAGTTAAGAACATCTCGCCCCTAATGGTAAATGGAGAGTGTCCAGAAGGTGACACATGTCCAACACATCCTCATCAGACCTGACTCTTACGTTGGATCAACTGAAAAGTCTATTGGCAACTATTGGCTTCTGGATGGTGAAAAGTTTACTCAAAGGTCGGTCTCCTACTCATCCGCGCTCCTGAAGATTTTTGATGAGATCCTGGTGAATGCAATAGACCGCAACTCACTTCACCCCGAAGAGGCCAAAAATATTTCTGTGTTGGTAGACCGTGAGGCTGGTTTGATATCTGTGGAGAACACTGGACCATTGGGTGGAATCTCTGTGGAAAAACATCCAACAGAGGGTCTCTGGAATCCGGAACTTACCTTTGGTCACCTCCTAACAAGCACCAACTACAATGATAACGAACAAAGAGTCACCGGTGGTCGCAACGGTTACGGTGCCAAGTTGGCCAACGTGTACTCCAAACTCTTTGTTGTTACCATCAAGGACAGTGTGAACAGTGTGAAGTACCAACAAAAATGGGAGTCCAACATGTCCAAGTGTCACCCAGCAAAGATTACCAAGTACTCTGGGAAGGAATCTTCTGTAAATATCTGTTTCCAGCCTGATTGGGAGCGCTTTGGTATGACTGAAATGGATGAAACTCTTTTCAAGATCGTCGAGAAGAGGGTCTGGGACGCTATGATTACTACAAGCCCCAAGTGCAAGGTGACCTTCCAAGGTCAAACCATCAAAAAGCTCTCCTTTGAAAACTATTCAAAGATGTATCTTGATGATGAAACCAAGATTGCCTCTGTGACCACAGATAGGTGGACAGTTGCAGTTGCACCTTCAGACAACGGATTCCAACAGGTATCTTTCGTTAACGGTATCTGTACTACCAAAGGAGGTACCCACGTGGATCACGTGGCATCGGTGCTCACTTCTGGAATTATTGAGGATCTTGGGAAAAAGATTCAACTCAAGCCTCAGTATGTCAAGTCCACCATGTTTTTGTTTGTTAGGTCAACCCTGGTGAACCCTACCTTCGGGAGTCAGGTCAAGTCTGACTGTACCTCAAAGCCCCAATCCTTTGGAAGTGCATTCCAGGTTCCGTCTAGTTTCATAAAGTCTGTTTTGAAGGTTGGTATTCAAGATGAGGTAATGGCACTTTCAAAGTTTAGGGAGATGAAGGAACTCAAAAAGACTGACGGTTCCAAGAAATCCAAGATTACCGGAATCCCAAAACTGGATGATGCCAATTGGGCTGGAGGAGCCAAATCCGAACAGTGCACTCTGATAGTAACGGAGGGTGACTCAGCAAAGGCTCTGGCGGTTGCTGGGCTGTCGGTTGTTGGCAGAGACCGTTACGGCGTTTTCCCCATGAGGGGCAAGTGCAAGAATGTTCGGGATGCATCGGTCAAGCAGATCATGGGTAATCAAGAGTTTTCGGATCTCAAGAAGATTCTGGGACTCCAACAGGAAAAGAATTACACTTCACTGAAGGAGCTCCGGTACGGTCACCTCATGATTATGACGGATGCAGATAATGATGGAAGTCACATCAAGGGACTCATCCTGAATAACATCCAGTTCTTTTGGCCAGAACTTTTGAACTTGGGTTTTGTGGTGAGTCTGGTGACACCTATCATCAAGGCAACCAAGGGTTCCCAAGTGATTTCGTTTTACACTGATACCTCTTATCGTCAGTGGTACGAGAGTGAGAACCGTTCCTCGTGGAAGATTAAGTACTACAAGGGACTGGGTACCTCAACCTCCAAAGAGGCTCAGGAGTACTTCAAGAACCTTGCCAACCTCACGGTCGGTTTTGAGGCGGATGAAGATGCCGAGCGCTCTCTGGTTCTTGCATTTGATAAGAAGCGAGCGGATCACCGAAAGACCTGGTTGCTTGAGAGCACCGCCAAACCCCGTGAGGAGCTTGAGGTGGCCTATGGAAGTATTAACAACCTCAAGGTTACCGACTTCATTCACAGGGACTTTGTGAACTTCAGTCTGGCTGATCTGCACCGATCCATAGCCAATATGGCCGATGGTTTCAAGCCTTCTCAAAGGAAGGTCTTGTTCACGTGCCTCCGCAAGAAAATCAAAAATGAACTTAAGGTGGCTCAGTTGGCTGCAATGACTGCGGAGTTTACGAGCTATCATCACGGTGAGGTGTCTCTGGCAGACACTATAGTAAAGTTGGCTCAGGATTACATGGGTTCAAATAACATGAACCTATTGGAGCCGTGTGGTCAGTTTGGAACAAGGCTTCAGGGTGGGAAGGATGCATCACAGACCAGGTATATTTTCACTCACCTGACCCAGAGTGCCCAGAAGGTATTCGATACTTTGGATGATGCCGTACTGAATTACTTGGATGATGATGGTCGATCCATTGAGCCAGAATATTTCGTACCTGTGCTTCCCATGGTACTCATCAATGGCACAGAGGGGATCGGCACTGGTTTCAGCACCTATGTGCCTCCCTATAATCCAGAGGATGTGAAGGCTAATATTCTAAGAGCTCTGGAGGGAAAAAATCTGGTGGCGATGAATCCGTGGTTCAGTGGTTTCAAGGGCACCATAACCAAAGACGAGGAACAGGGCACCTGGACTGCCAGGGGTATCTGTCAGGCACTGGCCGGTGGGAAGTATCACGTGAAGGAGCTTCCGCCGGGAAGGTGGACTCAGGACTACAAGGAGCACTTGGACTCACTGGTGGACAAAGGAATCATCTCCGGGTTCAAGAATAATAGTACCACAGAGACGGTCGACTTTGTTGTGGAGGGTTACTCTGGCAAGGATGTGCAAAGGGATCTCAAGATTACCAAAGCGATTCACACCACCAACATGCACCTATTCCATCCCAAGGAGGGAATCAAAAAGTATTCAAGTCCTGAGGACATCTTGGTAGACTTTGTGGCAATCAGACTGGAGACCTACAAGAAGCGCAAGGCTCACCTCATCCAAACCATGACTGAGGAGTGCAAGTTACTGAGTGAAAAGGCTCGGTTCATCCAGATGGTCGTGGACAACGAACTCATAGTATTCAGACGCAAGAAGCAGGAGATCGAGTCCGACCTCAAGACGAAGGGGTTCGCGGAGCCCTTCGACCACCTCATGAACATCAAGACCTACCAGTACACCGAGGAGGCGATCGAGAAGATGCTCAGTGAGGAGAAGACTCTCAAGTCCAAGCTAGCCGAACTTAGAAAACTCACCACCGTAGACATGTGGAAAATGGATGTAATAAAATGTTAATCAATTTCAAATGGCAGGTACCGGAGCCATCCTATCCCTGAGTGCCATAGGTAAACAAGATGAATATCTATCATCTTCCAATGTACAACATTCTTTTTGGTCGTTTAGACCTGTTAAACATACCCCATTCACCCTATTCTATAAATCGCGTCCTTTATTTAGGAACCAATCTCCAAGTACCAATTGGCCTTTTGGAACCACACTAACTTTCAACATAAACCCCAAAACAGCCGGTCACCTGTTGACCAACTGTTACCTCAAGCTCACGCTCCCCAGTGGATACTATTGCAATCAAATTGGAAATGCTCTGATAAAGGAATGTTCCTTTATTATTGACGAAACTACAGTTCAGACAGTGCCAGGTGATTGGAGTGTGATACATGATGAACTATATGCGTCTGACACTGAACGGTACGCCAAGCGGTTTTTAATAAATGGAGGTAGTCGAGACGGTGTGCTACCACCCACTACAGATGACATACCACTATATATACCACTGAATTTCTTTTTCAGTAGATACAAAAGTGAGTTACCAGGTAACTGGTATAACAACAGAAGCACTGGCAGTGAAACAAATGAAGCAGATACATTCAAACCCTACTTCTTAACGTGTGCGTGCACCCAACAACAGATCTATATAAAAATTGAAATGAACCCAATAACATTTTTTAGCAATGCAGCCACTTTATCTTTGGACAAAATCCAACTCGTCACTGAAGAAGCCACACTCTCTGAAGAGGAACTTTTTTATTACATGAACAAACCTCAGGTGACAATTTACAACACTGTGCAGAGACAACCAGTCTTCAGACTTGATAACGGCCAAGGTGTAAAAAACTCACTCACCGGAATATCAAGTGGATGTCCCAATGTATATAAAGACCAACTCATGTCAACTTTGCCAGTGAAAGCCCTTCACTGGTTCATAAGAGACCAGAGGTACGAAAATGAAACTGATAACACATATTATCTCAATAGGTACAATTTTTCAAGAAACCCATCGGCTAATGTGCACACTGAAGAATATTTTCAAATTCTCAGCGATGCAAGGATCTACATAAATGGGTACTCACAATTATCATTTTTAGATAAATCAGAACCTCCATTCACAAACACAACTGGTTCTAATTATTATAAATATGTCGTGGCAAATACCCACGGGTACACAGCCCCCAACAGAAACATATATACATACTCTTTCAGTCTGAACCCCAAAGAACCCTCTCCGTCAGGTAGTTTGGACTTCAGCGTGATGGATTCGAGTAAGACATATATAAACGGTCACGTACTTGATAGTGCCACTTCAAACTCATACAATATAAATACACACTACATAGGATATATTGTTTTAAAATATGATAATGGTTTTTGTAATTTACTTTTTATGTAAAAGAGTTTCTTTGTTTTCAAGAAAATAATTAATGACATTATTTTTTATACACCACATGATAAAGTTCAATTGAGCCACCGTGGTTTTTATGGTTACATCGGTATTTGGAATCTTAAAGTCAAACTTTTCCGTTCGACAAAAAGGATCAAATAGTTTTTTACTGTACCCATCAAGACTGGACTTGTAGGCACAGTGAACTGTAAACTTTTTTCCATTTGATATTGTGTAACTTAAATTTGTATTTTTAGAATAATTGGTTATAAACCATTCAAGGTTTCTAAGTGAAACTCCACTCCTTTTTTCAATAATATCCCTCAGTCTCTCAGCATTCTTCTGCTCAGAATAGAAATTGTTGATTGATCCGAGTAATATATCAGAACGACTGTTCATTATATAATAAATGGATCTTTCTCTATAAGTGAGTTTTTCTCACAAGCTGGACAACCTTTCAAAAACAAAGGTTTACCTATTGGGTGAGTATGTTTCACAGTTTGTTCAATTACTGTAGGTGGTACAACCCTGGGTTCTTTCTTTTGGTTACGATGCCACCCACAGTACCCATCATGTGCACCCCTCCGCTTGCACCTCACACCACCTTTCACAACTCCTTTGCATTGATTATCTTTCACATCTTTGATCACAGCAGCATCCTCCAACAAAAGTTTCAAAGGAATTCCATGTCTCTTGGAAACATGTTCTATGTACTTTGAAAGTTTTGCATTGATTCTAATGTTGATCTCGTCTTCAATGGCTTTTAGTATTGCCTCACTCATTCTTATTATCTACTAGCGTTTTTTGTTTATGCTTGTCAAAGAGGTCAGTGATACTTGAGTTCTTTTTGGCGCGGGTCTTCTTCTTGGGGAGGAGTTCCCCAAAGATCTCCTCCTTGGGATTTTCCACCAGTGGTTCCAAGAGGTCACAAATAGGAGTCATGAACTTGTTGGTGAAGTAATAATCATAGTCCAACGGAAGGTTGTGCCTCTGCACCCACACGGGATCCTCCGCCCTGTCCCCTTGGGTCGCATTCTTCACTGTGGACTTGACCAAAACATAGGGTACCCGATCCCCTGGTTTGGGTTCCGAACCAGGCTCACGCTCGCGCATCTTGTCCCTGACCCTCACATGAGCCAAGTTTTCATTCTTGTAGGACTCGGCCAAACTTTGGGAGAGTACCAACTTTTCCAAAGGAACCTCGCCACCCAAAAGCTCCTTGGCTCGCCTCTGAGCCAGATCCTTGGCTGGTTCAGGATTATCACTCTCCAATAGAATGTCCAAAACCTCCTTGGAAACCTCCCTCACGTGACGCGTGTTATCCCTCCGAACCAGTTGCAGACCCTTCACGTCCACATAATCCATCTTCATCTTACCGTCCTTGCCCTGAGTCCACATCTTGGCCGCGTACCTCTTCTTGGAGTACAGGATGTAAGGCCAGTACACCTTCTCCAACTCTAGGTTCTTGGGCTTTTTGAACATTTTGTTGCACATCTCAGCCGCCTGCTCACCCAACTTCCAACTGTAATCCAGAGCCTCTTGACCAACCCGACCCTCCATCGGAAACTCAACCATCACCGAGTCTGTGTTGTGGACAACCAATTCACCTGGACCCACGTGGAAATGATGAGACTCTGTTGTGAGATCATAAACATAGTCATCAGTCTCTCCAAGATACTCAATCTTTTTGATAGTCACTGGATCTTTCCTGTGATTGGCCTTAGTCCAGGTTTGTCTGAAAA